AACTCGTCACGCTCGGCCGCCGGAATCCGCATCGACGCGAGCAACGCGCTGCAAGTGTCGGCGGTTTTCGCGTGCCTGCGAATCCTGTCGGAGAGCGTCGCGAGCCTGCCGCTCCACGTGCTCGAACGGATGACTCGCGGGACTCGCCGTGCCGTCGAGTTGCCGCTTTATCGTCGTCTCCACCAGCAGCCCAACGAATGGCAGACGAGCTTCGAGTGGCGTGAGCAGGCGGTCTTCCACGTCGGGCTCTGGGGCGACGCTTACAGCGAGATCCGCTCGGGAGCGTCCGGTGCTGTCGATCAACTCATTCCGCTGCACCCGTCCCGCATGAAGGTCGAGCGAATTGAGAACGGGCGGCTTCGCTACAAGTACCGCGAGGAGAACGGCCGCGAGACGGTGTACTCGCAGGACGCAATCCTGCACATGCGTGGGCCGAGCGACGACGGCGTTCATGGCATGAGCGTCGTCGAGAGTTGCAAGGACGCGATCGCGCTGGCTCGGGCGTGCGAGCTCCACGGTGCCCGATTCTTCGGCAACGGAGCGAGGCCGGGCTTTGTGCTCAGCACGGATGGCGAGCTCAATGCCGAGGCCCGCGAGTCGCTGCGTGCCAACTGGGAGCGGATGCACGGCGGCGTGAACAACAGCAACCGCACGGCGGTGCTCGTCGGCGGACTCAAGCCGATCGAAATCCCGCAAGCGTCGATGCACGATTCGCAGTTCATCGAGGCTCGGAAGTGGCAGTTGGCCGAGATCGCCCGGTTGTTTCGCGTGCCTCTCCACCTGCTCGGTGCCGAGACGAGTCCCGGCTCGGTGGAGCACGCCGGTCTCGACTACGTGCAGCACACGATCCTCCCGTGGCTGCGTCGCTTCGAGTCGGCGTTTCAGCGCGACCTCATCAGCGACGACGACCGCTACTTCGTCGAGTTCGACGTTCGCGGGCTCATGCGTGGTGACGCCGCGAGCCGCTCGGCGTACTACCGGGCGATGTGGGACATCGGAGCGCTCTCGACGAACGACATCCTCGAACTTGAGAACCGCAACCCGGTCGAGGGCGGCGACGAGCGGTATCGTCCGCTGAACATGGGCACGCTCGGAGCCCCGCCGTCGGTCGATGACGTGCTCGCCCAGCAGCAAGAGGGCAGCGGCATCGACGGTCAGGCTGTCGAGGGCGGCGTGGCCGCTGCCGAAGGCGAGCCAGCTCCTGTCGTCGAAGAGGTGGTCGTCGATGACGCCACGGCCCAGGTAGCAGAGGTCAGCCTCAACGGTGCCCAGATCACCGGGCTCATCGCGATCGTGCAGTCGATCTCCGACGGCATCGTCACTCGCGAGGGTGCGGCAGCGATGATCGCCGCTTCATTCCCCTCCATCCCGCCCGCACAGATCGACGCGATCCTCGCAGGGGTGGTCGAGCGTCAACCGGCAGTAGCAGCGGACGCGCAGCCGCAGCAAGTGCCGGTCGTCGAAGACGCCCCCGCGAGGTCGCTTGAAGAGCGAGCCGAGCCCGGCACGGTCGCCGAGGGCGACTTCGTCTCGTGGGGCTCGTCTGGCGGGCGAGCTCGCGGACGCATCGACTACGTCATGGGCAACGGCACGCTCGATGTGCCGGGAACGGACTTCAAGATCGACTCGACCGAGGGCGACCCGGCGGCGCTGATCACGGTGTACGAAGAGGTGAGCGGCGGATGGAGGGCGACCGAGACGCAGGTCGGGCACAAGGTGAGCACGCTCACGAAGATCGACGCGCTGCCCGAGCCGCCGCCTGCTGAGGAGCCACGGGCGAAGCCACGGAGGCGGAAGCGTGGCGGGTAAGTATGACCACATCGACTTCACGCCCCCGGCTGGCGTGCGGGAAGAGGCTGCGAAGGGTCTCGCATGGCGAAGCGAGTACGGCCGAGGCGGCACGGCAGTCGGCGTTGCCCGAGCACGCGACCTGAGCAACGGAGTGAACATCAGCCCCGAGACGGCTCGGCGGATGAAGGCGTTCTTCGACCGGCATCAGACAAACGTCGGGACGACAGGCTGGAGCCCCGGCGAGGACGGGTTCCCATCGCCGTCTCGCATCGCTTGGGCTCTTTGGGGCTCGGACCCCGGCTGGGCATGGAGTCGGAAACTGGTGGAGCAGATGAACGCAGCGGACGAGAACGACAGGAGCCACACGATGAACATCGAGCGACGCAGTCTGGCGATTGACGAGGTCGAGTCGGCGGTCCCGCTGCTCGCGGTCGAGAGCCGCAGCGAGGACGACGGCAGCGAGCGTGAGTACATCGTCGGCTACGCGGCGAAGTTCGGCGTGTTGAGTCTCGACCTGGGCGACTTCGTCGAGCGGATCGACCCTGGCGCGTTCGGCATCGTCGCCGAGCGTCGCGGGCGTCGGAAGCCGCTGGAGACGCGGGCCCTCTGGAATCACGACGCGAACTACCCGCTCGCGAGGTATCCCGGCACGCTGTCGCTCAAGGTCGATGAGGTCGGGCTGCGGTACGAGTTCCCCGTCCCCGACACGTCCTACGGTCGCGACATCGCGGCGAACATCCGTGCGGGGATCGTGCGTGGCTCGTCGTTCTCGTTCACCGTGCCGAGCGGCGGCGACGAGTGGAGCGTCGAAGATGGACGCAGTGTCAGATTGATACGGTCTATCGACTCGTTGCTGGATGTTTCCCCAACTACGTTCCCGGCCTATCCCGATACTGACGTGAAAGTTGCCCAGCGGTCCTACGATGCGTTCCGCCGTCAGCGTGACGCCGAGACTCATCGCCGCATGGCTGCGGCAGCCCGTGCCCGAGAACTCCGCGAGTACCTGACCAAGCATGGCCGCTAAGTCCGGCGACACGTGCGAGCGGTGCAAAGCTGCTCGGCTCAATGTCGCGTCGAGTCAGGCACGAGGCGAGTACCAGACTCGCTACCTGCGCTGCCCCCGCTGCGGGCACACCGACAAGCACGTCGTGCATTCCGAGCACGTGCGTCGTCGGGCTTTTACTGGTTAGTAAAAGACCCTCAAGTCGAACTGCAAGGGTGCCGGTCTGGCTCCGTAGGTTCGTGGATAGGTGGCGTGAGCGCCGCCGCATCCCGACCAAGGAGTCACGCTCGTGGACAAGATCAAGGCACTGCTCGACGAACTCGCCGCTGTCGTCGCCGAGATGGAAGCGATGAGCGAGACCCCGGCCGAGGACGGCGCTGAGCCGATGACCGAGGAGCAGGAGGCTTCGCTCCGCTCGCTCGAAACCCGTGCCGACAAGCTCCGCGAGCAGATCGAGTTCCTGCAGCGCGTGCAGGCGAAGGAGCTCGAACTGCGTGCCGTTCTGGAGCGTGGTGCCCCTGCCAAGGCGGTCGAGAAGGCTGCCGTCACCGAGGAGAGCCCCGTGGAGAAGCGTACCGTTCCCGCGATCCCCGTGTCGCACGGACCGCTCAAGGCGTTCCGTTCTGCCGAGTCCGCGTACCGCGCTGGCATGCACCTGCGTGGCTACGTGTTCGGCGACGCCGAGGCCCGTCGGTGGTGCGTCGATCACGGCGTCGAGAGCCGCGCCCAGGCGGGCGGCGTCAACTCGCTCGGTGGTGTGCTGACCAGCCCCGAGCTCAGCAACGAGATCATCCGGCTCGTCGAGGAGTACGGCGTGTTCCCACAGTACGCTCGCCGAGTGCCGATGTCGAGCGACACGCTCAACATCGCCCGTCGCACTGGTGGGCTCGCTGCCCGTCCGGTCGGTGAGAACGCCGAGGTGCTCGCGAGCGACGTGACGTTCGACAACGTCGAGCTCGTCGCGAAGATCTGGGGCGTGGCGAACCGCGTCCCGAACTCGCTGCTCGAAGACTCGGTCATCGACCTCGCCGACCTCATGGCCGTCGAGACGGCTCAAGCGTTCGCTGAGGCCGTCGATAATTCGGCGTTCGGTCCTGCCGACGGCGAGAGCACCTACCACGGCGTGGTCAGCATCACGAAGAAGATCGTCAAGGCTGCTCACTCGGCGTCGGTCGTCAGCACGACCGCTGGCACCGAGGACACCTACGGCGAACTGACGATG